ATCTACTCCGCGTACGGTGTATTACGAACACGTGGACAAGGATAAAATGGCGGGACTGCGTAAATTCCACAACTACATCAAATATCAAGTTTTGGAGATTATCAAAGATGGGAATACCGTGTTGGATTTTGCGGTCGGGAAAGGTGGAGACATTCCAAAATGGAAAAAGGCTTCTTTCGTTCTTGGCATTGATATCTTTGAAAACAACTTGGTGGACACCGTAGATGGAGCCGGACAACGCTACATGGAAGCGTACAAAGGAGGAAAGACCAAGACACGGTGTTTGTTCCTTCATGGAAACAGTTCCAAATGTATTGCAAATGGAGAGGCCCTGTATACCGACTATGAAAACGCCATCCTTCGATCCGTCTTAGGAAAAGACCCTCTAAACAAGTCTCTGGGAGCAGGTGTCGTAGACCATTACGGCAAGGCTTCCAAGGGATTCAACGTTACCAGTATACAGTTTGCGGTCCACTACATGTTTGAGTCCATTACTACACTGACCACGTTCATTAAAAATGTATCGGAGTGTACGGCCTTGCATGGACACTTTGTCGGAACGTGTTTTGACGGAAAACTCATCTTTGACCGACTCAAAGGAACAAAAGAAGTGGACATTGTTCATGATGGGGTGGTTCTGTGCAGTCTAGAGAAAAAGTATACGCAGTCGGCCTTTTACAAAAACAGCAGTTGTTTGGGATATAAAATTGGTGTATACCAGTCCACCATTGGGTCTCAAAAAATAGACGAATATTTGGTCTTCTTCGACTATTTCATTCCCTTGATGAAAGAATATGGATTTGAATACAAGGAATCCTTGTCCATGGGATTCAAACAGATTTATGAAACGGACCCTTCTGCGAGAGCAATTAAAATGAATGCCGGTGAACAAGAAGTATCATTCTTGAATCGCGCCTTTGTCTTTGAAAAGGTCAAAGACATGCCACTCTTGCCTATCAAAGAGGGATTCCTTACCTTGTAAATTGAAGTCGTAATAAAATACGACCTTTGGGTAGATTCCGAACCATGTGCATGGCACGCGGTTGTACACGAGGTGCTACTTTAGGTACGCTTACTTGGAGTAGATTCTTCTTCAAAAGGACAGAAGGTGAGTTGCGAATGACCATTGCGCTTGTAGACAACACCGGTGTTTGAGATTCAGATAATTTTTTACATGTATCTACATAAATGTCCACGATGGATTTGTTCGGTGCCAACGACTGAAGAAATGCATTGGTAAACGCTCCACAATTTTCACCATCAATATTTGTATCTATACTAACTTCGTCATCCTTGCATCCACTTATCATACACAAATGAGGATTATTGAATTTCATAACGCGTTTGGTCGTAGATTGGATAAGTTTTCCCCGAGTATACGTCAGGGAATATGGTAAATCGCAAACCGTCCCGCTGTTGCAACTGTCAAAAAGAGCAGTGACCTTGCATTTGAACCGAGACATAATGACAAACAAATAATCGTCCAAGATAAACCCAGCGGTTTCAAAATCACAGGGAGCAAGTACACTATCTTGTCCGCTTCGTTCATCCTGGTTCAAGTCCCGAACCGTAGACCCATGCCCAGAATAGTAGATGAATATTTCCGAAGAAGGAAGGGTGGTCAACTTGAACAATTCATTCATGATACGACTGCGGGTAGGCAGTTGAGCCGGATTGTCGTCGGTTAATACCGTCATGTTGCTTTCTAGATAATTATTCTTTAAGAGTAAAGATTTTATATTCTTGACATCATTAAGACATCCTTTTAATTCGTACTGCGTACCTGCGTAGTTGGAACCCATCAAAATCGCCCGTTTCATAGTATACATGTTGAAATTAAATTGAAACGGTTTTTACCCAAATAAAAATAGCAGAGCTGACGGGGGACAAACAAAATGGACGCCAAACCGTGGACAACGGAGCAATTCAGGGAGTATCGGTCTCATTTGACCAACTTCGTGGACCAAATCGTGTGTCCGTTGTTGGACAATCCTACAATACAACGCGTGGTCATTCATGCGCCCGTCAAAAGTGGTAAGCGAGAAATGCTGGAATACATTGCAGTTCGCTGCAACACACAAAAACACGCCATGCTGTCGGCCTGGTATCGTCGGTCGGACGAAGGCCAGCGCGAAGAAATTGAGCAACACGGAGTGACCGTGTTCAGTGCAACCACCGTCCGTTCTACGGAAGCGTGCATGGAGTGGATTCAAGACCAGCTGGACACTGGAGTCGTTGTTCATTTGGACGAATGCGATTATGGGTCGGGCGACATTCAATCTCTAAGCGAGATTTGGAAAATTGTCCGGGGGCACCCAAACGCCAAATGTATCCTCTACAGTGCAACGCCAGAAGAAATCATTTGCTCGTCCGAGGTGGACCATTTGACGGATTGCACTGTTCTTACAGGAGCCTCGGTCGTGTATACACCTCCGGAGGGGTATTGTGGACCCGGTAAATTCCTAGATGCCGGTCTCATTCATGAAGCCGACCCCTTCTTCACCTTTCCCGACTACGCTTTGACGGACCAAGGTCGCGACATTGTGGAAGGACTTCGGCAAAACATGGAGGCGTTTCCTCAACGAAACATCGTCGTGCTTCGGCTATCCTATTCTGAATTGGGAGGACAATTGGACAAAAAGTCCAACAAGGCTTTCTACAAGTTCATTCATAATCTATCCAAGTTCCCTGAACTGGCTCAACGGGGAGATACCCCTGCCCTGGCCCAAGTGGAAGTGATTGTGGACAAAGATGACAAGACCCTGCAAGGGGATTTTGTCTCGGAACGTGTAGAGTGGTCCAACAAGTCTTACTGGGATGAAAAAGGAGCGGACCGACCCATCCTCATTGTCATTGACCAGACATCGTCCAGGTCTACCGAATGGAATTGCCATGACCGCGTGTTTGCAACGCACGATTTTCGGCATCAAATTCGGTTCAATACGGTATCGCAAGCTCAAGAACGGGTCAATCACTATTCACAAAAATACGGTGGGTTTCAGCCCATCCAAGTCTATGGATGCGTGGACGTTTTCCTTCTGTCGGCCAAACGGATTGACTATTTGAAATTCTACAGTCCTGAAAAGTGGAGGCTCAAACGCATTAAGAAAGAACCGCCCCTCTATCTCGTCGTGTCAGGAACCAACACGTTGTTGCATCCGGGCTGTCCGCCCGACGGCATTGACCGGGACGAGGCGCGGCGATTCGTGCATTCCTTGTTAAAAAAACGAGGTCTGTCGGCTCGCATTCAAGGTACAGCCAAAATGGTTCCGATTTACGAAGCGGTTTGGAAAAAGATGAATCCGGACGCATGGGACACCGAATGGCCACTGATTCGGGACGACCCGTTTAGTGGACTGTGGGCACCGGACTGGGTCAATACGCACGACCCATTTACCGTGGCGTCCCTTCACCGTTTGCCAAACGGGGATTGGCGGGGCCACTATCGGGGGTGGCGAAAATTATACTGGAAAGACGAAGGACTGTTTACCATGGTCAATGGTATACTTCAAAACATACCATTGACATTTCCAGACAAGAAAAACATAAAAAAGGTCTGTTATCACAAAGGGGAGGTAGGGGTGTTGTTCCTGTTCACGCGGCGCGAGGAGCGAAAAGAAACGCTCAAAACGGCACATTCCATGTATGGAACGGCAATATAGGGGGCTGATGGGCTGACGGGCTGACAGGGCTGCTGACAGGGCTGACAGGGCTGATTGCGCGCTAGTTAATAGATTTTTTTGAATAGAGTTAAAATTGATATCATAATGACACTGTTCTTTTTACAAATGTCTCAGTGTCCCCTTGATGTTGTAGAGGGGCGACTTATGACAAAGGAAAAACGTCAAGAATTATTTGGTCAAGTTGCTGGAGGAGCTGGCTCTTGTAAACCCGAACATTTTCAGCGACAAAAAATAATAGAAGGAACCGGAAAAGAGTGTCCCAAAACAACAATTCGTATTAATCTTAGAACTCGTACCTTAACTGATATAAAATGCCCCAACATAAACTGTGATGGATTTGATTATTCGGAGGATTTTGATGGTATTCAAACTATCCGCGATCATTCCGTGTTCATCAATCTAAAATGTATTGTCGGAAAGGGTGGTGCTCAAACTCGTTCCTTGCGAGAAGTATACTGGTTTGTAGAAGGTCAACTTCATGTCCTCCACACCGTCCAAAATGTATATTTTGCAAACATCCTAGACGGCGACGAAGCTCACTCTTCCATGTCAAAGTTCAACTATCTCCTTTCTTTGCCCGAGTTTGCCGATATAAAAAATAGACTCTATGTAGGCGACCTCAAAGGATACTTTGATTGGTTCAATGGGATATAAGATGTAAGAAGATACGATAGGCTAATTCAAATGGAATCCTTTTTCGTGCATATTCTTTGGATTCTCTGAACTGAGGCAAGAATAGACTCCATGTCGCTTCCCTTTTTTGTTCAATGAATTCGTTAAAGTCTTTGCAAAGTTGAATCTGTTCAGGTTCACTCAATGTTTTTCCAGTTATGCGAAAAGTTGCATAGGTTCGGCTACACTCTTTTGCTGGATAAACATAATCTTTTTGATACGTTAAACTAATTCTACCCTGTTGGGTTCCACTGTCCAACGCATTGAGGGTTATGTTCGTTTGTTGTTCTCCATGTCGTAGAGGTTGTCCTTCCACATGACGTCGTACAGTTATGTTATCTGGAATGGTTAACCTGTAAATGTCCCCTCCAATAATCCAGTCCATGGACGAATCCATTGTAAATGTAGTCTGTAGATTGGATGGCATCATGACCCAGTTTACTTCTTGACACATCAATTCCTCCGACGCTTTCTCAAACGAAAAGGCTACAATGGTCGTAGTAGTATCGGAAAAGACAGATTCTTCAAAATATTTAACCTTGGTAATTCTGAACCGTTTCATAAAAGCATCACGACATCGGACATCAATCGCGCGTGGTGAGAAGAAAAACCCGGCAGGAATAATGAATATACCTCCTCTACAGTTATTTTGAGCGACCACACTGGCAAGGAAACACTTGTAGAGGTCATTTGTATCATACTGGTCATATATTTCTTTTTTGGCCGACTTATTTCGTGCAAAATAAGGCGGATTGGTAAGAATCCACGTATTCTGATAGTTGGGTGGATAAGTAAGTGTATCCCTGGCTTCAATACCGGGTCCTTTGGGTTCTATGTCATAGGCTTCTATCGGAGTAGTGCATCCAGACTTTCGCAGCCAGTCCATGAGGTCGCCCTTTCCTGCAAACGGTTCAATGATGCACCGAACGTCGCTTGGAGGTAAGGGAAACCCATCCAGAATATACGACGAATTCGTTGTATAGAATTGTCCTCTTGTTTTTTTATGTTTGCCAGAATCCGCCATAGGAGATATCTTTATTTTTAAAAGGAGAAAGAATCAATTTTACTCAACGATTTTTTTCCATGATGCGTGTACTCATGGAAGAGAACGGAGCAATGGCTGTATACTGAGGGTCCGTCTGTAAATTCCATTGATGGCGTTGTTCCAAATCACGTGCCGTCCACACGGGAGCAATGGCACGCGAGGCCGATGTCACTTCAGCATCGTAGCTAGAGTAATACCGATTGTCTTGTCGTAGTTTAGGACAAGGAGTAGAATCTTTAGACAATAACCGATGTCCTCTCAATTCTGTTTCTACATCTACTTTGTTTCTCCATAGATTGGCTCCCCACCCTTGCAAGATGATGGAGGGGTCAGAAATAAAGGGTGGTGCATCACCGTTTCCCGGTTGATTCAAGTAATACATGCCTACACCCGTACTTTCTTGTAGTTTTTTCATGACTCGATCCGGGTCGTCGTAATATCGCGTAAACGCCATACTGTGGTATACTATTTTAAAATTACTTATTTATCTATTATATGAAGTTTGTCACTTATACCAATGACAATGCCGAATATGAACCTGTAGAGTTCCCCTTTATTTATGCAGACGATTCTATAGATGTTGTATGGTATAAACTCTCCGAACATTTCCGATGTTCCATTCAGGACCTTTATTTGTTTGGAAGAAAACAAGTGTCGTTGACCCATGAACAAGTCTTCAAGACATTGAAGCAGGAAGTGGGTCAAATTACTAGCTTTCATTACAAGAACTTTGCTCATAATTTTGAACAGGAGCTGTATACACCCGAGGAACTCATTACGCTGGACACCATTGCTAAAAGCAACTTTGTGGACGTTGTCATGATGGTCTCCATTGGACAAAAAATGCTTCTTCCTGCCAATCCGGGATTGGCTGAATTCATTTCTGAATACGGAACGACTCCATTGGCAAAACAAGAATCTACCAAACTTTTGTTGGACTACTTTCCCTTGTTGGAGGATACGGTATACGTCTGCTTCAAACGAGATTTTGCCTCCAGACCCATGTATTTTGAACATGTAGTGGATTTGGACTACATCAAGCGCCGGTTAAGTGGTCTTACGGAGATTTATCGGCTTCCTCCACCTAAAGAGTATACAGAGTCCATTACCCAATTGACATGTACGCTCTCTCCCCTGGTATCGTTAGTCGTTTCCTTAGATACCCTGTTCAGTATACTGCATGTGTCCGAGTCCATGCCCATGATTCAATACAATACAGGAACGGAAGAGACCCTCCTGTACAAGCTGTATACAACCCAGGATGACATTGCAGGGAATCACATACCGGCTCTGAGTGCAACTAAGATTTTAAAACGCGACCAATCCTATCCAAAATCGGTGACGGTGTTTTTTGAGGGAGTTAAATTTGCTTTCAAAGAAGATGGTAGTGTACTCTTTGACGTGGTCTGTAAACGTGAACACTGTTCCCTAGAGGACATCAACCGTAAAATCAAACAACATTTGAAGACGTTTGAACACGTTCAGCAGTTCATGGAACAAAGTGGCTACGAGTATCCCTCGTTCACCTCGGTAGAAGCATGTTCTTCGCTCCAGTATACTGTCTACTTTGAGTTTACCGGAATTCCGACGTTCAACCTAAAACAAAACTGTTTGACCAAGTTTTTCATTCCCTTGGACGACAAGGAACGGCGATACATTCGTGTCAGTGAATTTGAAGAATCCAAATACATTTACGAAGTCTGTCTCTATTTGCTCTTGAACGGAACGTCAGTGGCTCAAATTTTAAGACGACTTCAAGAAACATTTGGAATGACGGTAGAACAGTCTCAAATGGTATGGAAAAATTATGAGGCGGACCTTCAAGTACTCAAGTCCAAGAATGACAACAAGAAACTCTTTTTGAAAAACAAAGAGGGATTTACTGCGTTGTTGGTTCCTTCTCAAAATGTAGTCTCATTTGAAATCCGAGACATTTCATCCATTCATTACCTTCCTGAACTACGAAGAAACGTAAAGGCAGCCGTTGCACTTTGCAGCACCAAACACGACATTTCTTGTGCTCCATTAGAAGTTCGGGAGCTTCCTACCCAAGATTTGATAACTGACATTGATTTTGAAGACATGTTGGAGATTGGCTCCGACGATGAATTGGAAATTGATTCCGACGAAGAATCGGTAGGACAACGTGGTGGTGCTCTAGACAAGGACCTCATTTTAAAGAACGATAGTTTCTTGATTACTCGTATCAAATCCGTCTTTTCGGGCGATGCCCAATTCAAAGAAAAAGAGTATACTAAAAAGTGTCCTCTCAAACGGTGTCCCATTGCCTTGACGGATTCAGAAAAAGACAGCGATTACGCCAAAAAGCACCCATCTTTTGTCATGAACAATCGCACGTTTGTGTGTCCAAAATACTGGGACATGCAGAATAAAATCCCCTTGACAGAAGAAGATTTAAAAGTAGAGCCCCACAAGAGCAAACGCATCATTGATAAAATTACGGTCAAAGAAAAACGGTCCATTGATTTTGCCAAAGACGGGACGATATTGGAGTTGGAAACCGGAGAATATCCTTATC